TTGCAGAAATAGATATTATTACAACTACAAATCCTATAGATAATCCTATAACTACTGATACCCAGCCTACAGTTATAACTCAGAACAATGATATATTCATTGTCGACATGCAACCAGGACCACCACCTCCGAAACGCATTGCATTAGATGTTGGTACACGTCCCTTTGCAGATATTGAGCTGAATGTGTTTAGAGAACCACATTTTGACTCAAATGTCAATGTATTTGTGGATCCTAATATTACAGGTGATGTTGTGGGTTTAGAAGAAATTGAATTAGGCCCTTTAAATGAAGTTGCTGAATTTGCAATTGAGGAGGGGGCGGGTCCTAGTACAAGCACACCTACACAGTCTATAGAAAGAATTATCAATCAAGGGCAACGATTGTACAATCGTTTTGTACAACAGGTTCAAACCAGAAATCCAGACTTCGTTACTAAGCCTTCCCGCCTAGTGACATTTGAATTTGAAAATCCCGCCTTTGACGATGACGTGACTTTAACCTTTGAACAGGATATCAATGATGTAGCTGCAGCTCCAGACTATGAATTCAGAGACATAGTTAAATTAGAAAGACCAATTTTTACTACCACAGATGCAGGTTTACGACTTAGTAGACTAGGCCAGCGAGGTTCTATAACTACACGCAGTGGCTTAACTATAGGTCCACGTGTTCATTTTTACTATGATTTTAGTGAAATTCTACCAGAGGAAAGTATAGAACTATCTACATTTGCAATTCATTCTAATGAAGATGTATTTATTGATCCTATGGCCGAATCATCAATTGTTAACAGTGATATTGGAAGAAACCCTACATTTTCAGATGATTATTTAGAAGATATTTTCACAGAAAATTTTAATAATGCACATTTAGTTTTAACATTTGGTGAGCGAGACATAATCGAAGTACCTATCAGTGTGCCTAAAGCAGGCATAAATGTTTTTATAACAGGCAACTCTAATACAACTGTTGTGGATTACACTAGCATAAAGGAAACAACTATAATTACCCCTTCAACCAATTTGATAAATTTAAAACCTGCTCTAGGTTTATATACCTTAGGAGAAGATTTTATTTTTGATCCAGATTTATTTAGAAAACGTAGAAAACGTAAATATTCTGATGTTTAATGTTTTACAGATGTCTCTGTGGTTGCCAAGCGAAGGAAAGTTATACCTACCTCCGGCAAGGCCAACACCAAGGGTTCTGCATACAGATGAATATATACAGCCAACTAATATATATTTTTGCGCAAGCACTGATCGCCTCTTAACAGTGGGACATCCATACTTTCCTATTCACAATTCTGCAGATCCTTCTAAAGTAGAAGTACCAAAAGTCACAGGATGTCAGTATAGGGTTTTTAGATTTCATTTACCAGATCCAAATAAGTTTGCATTAATAGATCCCAAAGTTTATAATCCAGATGAAGAACGCTTAGTTTGGAGATTAAGGGCTGTAGAATGCGGTAGAGGTGGTCCATTAGGAATAGGTATTAGTGGTCACCCTTATTTTAATAAATTAGTTGATGTAGAAAACCCTGTTGAATATCCAGCGGCACAAGCAGAAGACAACAGATTAGATATGGCTATGGAGCCTAAGCAAAATCAATTGATTATTGTGGGTTGTGTACCAACAATAGGAGAACATTGGGATAAGGCTAAACCTTGTAATGATTTACCTAAAGGTTCTTGTCCTCCACTACAATTAGTAAATTCTCCAATTCAGGATGGTGATATGAGTGACACAGGCTTTGGAGCCTTAAATTTTGACAACTTGTGTGAGGATAGGGCCTTAGTCCCTCTAGATATAGTTAATGAGACAGCTAAATGGCCAGATTTTCTAAAAATGAATAAAGATCCTTATGGGGATCATATATTTTTCTTTGGTCAAAAGGAACAGTTATATGCAAGGCATTATGGTGCTCGTGGCGGTAATATGGGTGATACTATACCAGATGATACTCAAGGAGAGTATTATTATCCACCCAATAATGGTGCCCAAACTCCAATTGGGTCCCACATTTATTTCACGACCGTAAGTGGCTCCTTAACTACCTCTGAATCTCAGTTATTTAACAGACCTTATTTTATTCAAAGAGCTCAGGGTCCAAATAATGGTATTTGCTGGTCCAATGACTTATTTATTACTTTATTAGACACAACACGAAATACCAATTTTAATATATCAGTTTATAAAGGAGATCAAACATTAAACCCAGTTACTTACAAATACAAGTCAACAGACTTTAATCAGTACACTAGACATACTGAAGAATACGAGTTTGAGTTTGTTATGCAGCTTTGTAAAGTACCTCTTACTGCAAATGTTCTTGCACACTTAAATGTTATGAATTCAGAAATACTAGAACGTTGGAATTTAGCATTTGTGCCGCCACCTCCAACAGGTATTGAGGATACTTATAGATATATATCTCTTGCTACGCGCTGTCCATCAGAAAATCCTAAATCTGAAAAAGCAGATCCTTACAAAGACCTAAAGTTTTGGGATGTTGATATGTCAGAAAAGTTTTCCTCAGATTTAAGTCAGTCTTATTTAGGAAGACGGTTTTTGTATCAGATTGGAATGTTAAATGGGAGCAAACGTTTACGAACTGTAGATGCTTTCAAAACTTCAGTTTCTAAAAAATCTGCAAAAAGGCGCAAAACTAAAGCCTAACGCTTTTATTATGTGTCATATCCTGAATACTTGAAAAATCTTGTACTTGAATATCTTTTAGGCAATCAATAAAAACTATTTCCATCAAGCAATACTGACTCATGTGGTCTACATACTTTTCTTACCGCACCCAACAATTATTTGGCCAGTATTAATACCCACACAAACAAACATTTTCAAAGTAAAGACGACAGCCAGCTGGACGCTTTACAACCTACTCTGGTACAAAAAAGGCGGGAAAAGAACAGTAAGTACCGAAATCGGTCGTAAAATATGCCTTAGGACATTTCAAGTTCAGGCGAAAGTCAACTGACTCAGACTTTGGCAGGATTAAGCTTGGCAGGATTAAAAGATTGGCGCGATATATTGGCAGCTGTTTTGTACCGCTTACGGTACTGCATTTTGTTTTTAACATGATTGTTGGCAACAATCATAGATGTTATGAAAAAAAGACCGGGAGAGGTACATATAAATATCACATATTTGCCTCAGAATCAGTGCTTCTGATGGAGGCCAATCTGCCACGCAGCCTAAATGAATATTGTGACTATTTTAAGATTAATTTTTTTAATTTACGATTGCGTTGCATTTTTTGCTTATTTTATACAAGCCTTACGGACCTTGCTGATTTTCATACTAAGAAACTTAGTATAGTTTATAGAAATAATTCGCCATTTGTTTGCTGTATTAAATGTGCTCGTCATTCTGCAAGAATTGATAGAGAAAAATATACTTTATGTTCTGTAAACTGTGCTATTCTTGATGCTGTAGTTGGAAAGCCTTTAAAAGAAATTATTATTCGTTGCTGTACATGTTTTGCTTTGTTGGATGATGCTGAAAAAGCTGACGCATGTGCTAGAGAGCAAGCAGTTTTGTTGATAAGGGGTAATTGGCGTACAGAGTGCAGAAATTGTAAGTCATGAAGGGAATTGTAGCTACAATTCCAGATATATCTTTAGAAAATTTGGTATTGCCTGTTAATTTGCTGGCTGCTGAAGAGTCATTGTCGCCTGATATTGAAGCAGAGGTGGAGCCAGCAAATCCTTATAGAGTTGACACCTCGTGTGGCAATTGTAAGAGAGGTGTAAGGCTTTTTTTTGTTGCAACTTCTGCTTCAATTCGCACATTGCATCTTTTGCTGCTGGAAGAATTGTCTGTGATCTGTCTAGCTTGCTCCAGAGAAATTTGCCAACATGGGAGACGTTAACAAAGGTACTGATTTAAATAATATTGACAATACTGAGTGGTTTATTGTGGAAGAAGCAGACTGTGTGGATAATAGTTTAACAGCTTTAGATGACTTATTTGAAGAAAGCACAAACGGGTCAGTGGTTTCAAATTTACTAGACGATGAACCTGTGGATCAGGGAAATTCCCTGGCACTGTACAACACACAAATCGCAGATGAATGCGACAGAGCTATTGGGGACTTAAAACGAAAGTATATTGGGAGTCCACAAAAATCAATTGTAGATTTGAGCCCGAGACTTGCAGCTGTGCATATATCGCCTCAGAGAGTGTCCAAGAAAAGATTATTTGAGGACAGTGGAATTGTAGAAGATGAAGCTTCAAATTCTAATGAACTTTTGCAGGTAGAGGCGGAGCATGGGAACCGCCATAATGAATCCCATAACACTGCGTTGTTGGATATTTTAAAGTGTAATAATGCTAAAGCGTTATTTTTAGGCAAATTCAAAGATTTATTTGGTGTATCATTTACTGATCTTACAAGACAATTTAAGAGCGATAAAACATGTTGTGAAAATTGGGTTTTAGCACTTTATAAGGTATCAGATGAAATCATAAACAGTTCTAAAACAATACTGAAACAACAATGTGAATATGTACAGATCATAATGTATGACATTATTACATTGTATTTGTTGCAATTTAGAGCTGCAAAAAGTAGAGATACTATTAACAAAATGTTCACCACAGTGTTTGATATACATGTTCTTCAAATTTTAAGTGACCCACCTAGAAGTAGAAGTGTGGCAGCAGCATTATTTTTTTTTACTAAAAGAAATAGTAATGCTTGTTTTTATTTTGGTGAGTTACCAGAGTGGGTTGCTAAGCATACTTTAGTAAATCATCAGGTAGCAGCGGCTGCAGAAACGTTTGAATTGTCACAAATGATACAATGGGCATATGATAATCATCTAAATGAAGACCATGAAATAGCGTATGGTTATGCTCAGATTGCAGACATAGATGTAAACGCTGCTGCTTTTTTGAAAAGTAATCAACAAGCAAAGTATGTGAGAGATTGTGCTCATATGGTTAGGTTATACAGAAGACATGAAATGCGACAAATGAGCATGTCTCATTGGATACAAAAATGCTGCCGAGAATGTTCTACTACTGGAGAATGGAAAATTATAGCATCATATTTAAGATATCAAAATATAAATGTTGTTGCATTTTTAACTGCTTTGAGATCTTTCTTTAAATGTATACCTAAAAAAAATTGTATATTATTGTATGGTCCTCCAGATACTGGAAAGTCATATTTTGGTTATTCATTAGTACGATTTTTAAGAGGAAAAGTTATTTCAATGATGAATCGCCATAGTCAATTTTGGTTAATGCCACTACAGGATGGTAAAATAGGATTTTTAGATGACTGTACTTATAGTGCATGGCAGTTTATGGATATTAACATGAGAGCTGCGTTAGACGGTAATGACATTTCGTTAGATTCAAAACACAAAGCACCAGTACAGCTTAAACTACCTCCATTATTAGTTACTAGTAATCATGATGTTATGGCTGATCAAACACTTAGGTACCTACATAGCAGATTAACAGCTTTTAAGTTTCCTAACCAAATGCCTTTAGATGAATTTGGTAATCCAATGTATATAATTAATGACGAAACATGGAAATCTTTCTTTATTAAGCTTGCTGTTCAATTAGACCTACAGTTTGAAGAAGAAGATGAATCAGGCAGACCTGACCGAGCGTTTCGATGCACTGCAGGACCAGCTCCTGACTCTTTATGAAACAGCTCCAACAGATATTCAGAGTCAGATAACTCATTGGGCATTAACTAGAAGATTAAATGTATTAATGTACTATGCACGACAAGAAGGGTATAAAAATTTAGGACTTCAAGCATTACCAACATTAGTGGTGTCAGAATATAATGCAAAAGTTGCTATAAAAATGATGATGCTGTTAAAAAGCTTGTCTGAATCACAATATGGGAAAGAACCATGGACTTTAGCAGATGCTAGTGCAGAACTGGTGTTAACATCTCCAAAACATACATTTAAAAAAGGTGCATTTCAAGTTGAAGTGTATTATGATAATGATCCACAAAATGCTAATGTTTACACACAATGGGAGCATATATATTATCAAGACTTAAATGATATATGGCATAAAGTTCCAGGTGACGTTGACCATAATGGACTATCATTTACAGATGTTACTGGAGATAAAAATTACTTTTTATTATTTCATGAGGATGCACAAAGATATTCAAATACTGGACAATGGACTGTAAAATTCAAATCTACCACTATTTCCTCTGTTGTTACTAGCTCTAGGCAACAGTCCTCCTACCAGAAAAGGGACCAACAATCCAGAAGGAGAGACTCCTCTCCGGAAGAAGGGACATCCCGTGCCTTCAGGAGATCTGAAGGGGATCCTGAAGAAAGTATATCAACCACCACCACATCGCCAACCACGACTAGACAACGACGACGACGAAGACGAGGAGAACGAGGAGATCAACAAGGAGAATCAACCCCCGAGAGACCCAGAGCCAAAAGATCCAGAGGGTCCTCTCCAGTCTCTCCTGAGGAGGTGGGCAGCAGACATCGATCAGTTCCGAAACACCATCTTGGAAGACTTAGAAGACTTCAAGAGGAAGCTAGGGATCCACCCGTTTTGTGTATAAAAGGTCCAGCAAATAATTTAAAATGTTGGAGGAATAGATTTAATGTTAGATTTGCATCTTTGTTTTTTAAAGCCAGTTCTGTATTCAAATGGCTAGGTGACACTGATTGTCCAACTAACACTAGTAGAATGCTTATTGCTTTTCATTCTTTAAATGAAAGATCTCGCTTTTTGCAACTTGTAACTTTACCTAAAGGTACATCATATTCATATGGTTCATTAGATAGTCTATAAGTGCATAATGTTAAGAGCTCGTAGACAAAAACGTGCATCAATAAATGATTTGTATAGAAATTGTAGGCTTGGAGGTGATTGTCCAGAAGATGTTAAAAATAAAGTAGAAGGAACAACACTTGCTGATCGTTTATTACAAATATTTGGGAGTATACTGTACTTTGGCAATTTAGGAATAGGGACTGGGAAGGGAACTGGTGGCTTTGGTGGTTATAAACCAATTGGTGGAACAGCAAGCAAAGGTCCTGAAATAACTGTGAGCAGACCAAATGTCCCTATTGATCCACTAGGCGGCGCTGATGTCATACCCTTAGACATTATAAATCCAGAAGCTCCTTCAGTTATTCCATTACAAGAAGGAGGTCTGCCTAATATTCCTGTCACAGACACTGGGATCACCACTACTGATATTGCAGAAATAGATATTATTACAACTACAAATCCTATAGATAATCCTATAACTACTGATACCCAGCCTACAGTTATAACTCAGAACAATGATATATTCATTGTCGACATGCAACCAGGACCACCACCTCCGAAACGCATTG